AATATTAAATGGCAATCAAGAAGACTAATTTTAATCAAGTAAAAGAGAAGTTCTCAACTTCAGCAAAATATAAACCTCAAAGGTTCCTTGACCTTGGTGAAGATTTTTTAGATGCCGTTGGACTTCCTGGTCCAGCTGTTGGACATTTGAATATGTTCTTAGGTCACTCAGATACAGGTAAGACAACTGCGGCAATCAAAGCGGCTGTTGACTGTCAAAAGAAAAAGATTCTTCCTGTGTTTATCATCACAGAACAGAAATGGTCATTCGACCACGCAAAACTTATGGGTTTTGAATGTGAAGAAATCGTTGATGAAGAAACAGGAGAAATGGATTGGGGTGGATTTTTCATCTTCAATAATAACTTCAGTTATATCGAACAAATTACCGACTACATCAACTCTTTGTTAGATGCTCAACAGAAGGGTGAATTAGACTACGAAGATGAAGATGGCTTACAATCACCAAGCTTATGTTTTATATGGGATTCTGTGGGGTCTGTGCCTTGTAAAATGACATATGACGGTAAGGGTGGTAAGCAACATAACGCCTCTGTGTTATCAGACAAAATTGGTATGGGTATCAACCAAAGAATTTCTGGTTCAAGAAAGTCAGATTCTAAATGGGAAAATACTTTGATTATCATCAATCAACCTTGGGTTGAATTACCTGATAATCCATTTGGTCAACCAAAGATTATGGCTAAAGGTGGAAACGCTGTATGGTTAAACTCATCATTGGTATTCTTATTTGGTAATCAAAAAGGTGCTGGAACAACTAAAATTACTGCAACTAAAGACAAAAGAAGTGTTAAGTTTGCGGTAAGAAGTAAAGTATCTGTATTGAAAAATCACATCAATGGATTAGGATTTGATGATGGTAGAATCATCGTTACACCACACGGGTTCTTGGCAGGTAAAGAAGCGTCCGAAGAGAAAGCTTCAATTGAAAAATACAAGAAGGAATATGCCGAGTATTGGAAAGATATTATCGGAACAGACGGTGACTTTGACTTGAAAGAAGAAAGAGAAGATTAGTAACCCTTAAATAAATTATGTGTCTAAAACTTTATTGGTAGATGGTGATAACCTTTTTAAGATTGGCTTTCACGGTGTTAAAGAACTTTATAATGATGGGGCTCACGTTGGGGGTGTTTATCATTTTATTAATACTCTTCGCAGATTCTTGGATGAACACAACCACGACAAAGTCGTAGTCTTTTGGGACGGAGATTCCAATTCCTCAATTAGAAAGGGAATATATCCACAGTATAAGGGAAACCGAAGACAGGATATGAATGAATACAAATACGAGTCTTACTTGCAACAAAAGGCGAGAGTAAAGACGTATTTGGAGGAGGTATTCGTTCGACAGGTTGAGATGATTAACAATGAAGCTGATGACCTTATTGCTCACTATTGTAAAATAGCCACAGAAGAAAAGATTATTATATTCTCTGCTGACAAAGACTTAACCCAATTGATATCAGAAAGGGTTACAATCTATTCTCCAATTTACAAACAATATTTCAAAAACGGTGACAAGATTTTAATTAACAAGGTAGACATTCCTCATCAGAATGTAACCGTGTGTAAAATCTTTACAGGAGACAAATCAGATAACATCGATGGTATTGAGGGTTTGGGTGAAAAAACTCTTGTGAAATTATTCCCACAAATGCAGGAAAAATCATGCACTGTAAAGGAATTGTTAGATATTGCACGAAATATCCCGCAAAAGAAACCTATCAAAAGTTTATCAAATATTTTGACTGGTAAGACAAAAAGTGGTATACTTGGAGAAGAGTTCTACAGAATAAACTCCAAAATTGTTAACCTTCACGAACCTCTAATCACAGATGAAGGAAAACAACTTGTAGAACAAATCCACACCGATACAATTGACCCCACCGATAGAGGATACAAAAACTTAATGAGACTGATGATGGAAGACGGTCTTTTTAATTACCTTCCCAAGAACGATGAGGCTTGGGTAAACTTTCTAAAACCATTCATGAAATTAACTCGAAAAGAAAAACGAAACACAAACAAAAATTAAAACTATGAAAGAGCAAGACAGCACGAAGATGGAATTTTTGCTAACCTTAAACGACAACATTGTCGTTCAAAGATTCTTTAATGTAAGAGCGTATAATCCCAAAGCAAAAAACTCGTTTGAGTTGTATCAATACATTAAGGGTCTCAAAGAAGAACTCGACTATTATCTTAAAATGAAAACAGTTATCTATATGATGGATAACAAAGAATCTATTATTCATGACCCAAAAATCATGGACACTTCTTTCACTGAAGGACCAGAGATTTTTAATCTTTATGTGAAGGTTGGGGAACAGACAATTTGTCATAGATATTTTGACGGAAAAAAATTTCCACCAAAAGTTCGTTATACAGTTGACGTAAGACCATTTTTAAAAGATGTCCTTCGTGAATTAACTGACATTTTTTCAAACCAAGAATTAAGTTTCAAATATTTGGAATTTGATTTGAGTAAGTAAGTATTTAATAATATAGAGGGGTAAGTTTCAATTTATGAATAAAAATTTCGATTATTTAGGCAATCAGTTTCAAATACAATTATTAAACCAAATTATAGAAGATAAGGATTTTTCATCATCTATAATGGATGTAATTGAGTCTTCATATTTTGATAACAAGTATTTCAAAATCATCATTCAGATGATAAAAGAATATTTCTCAAAGTATGAATCTACCCCTAATTTTGACACTTTAGAACAGATTGTTAAATCTGAAGTATCACAAGAACTTGTGGCTAAAATTGTTTTGGATACTCTGAAACAAGTTAAAGAAGCACCGTTCGAAGGAACAGTATTTGTTCAGGAGAAGGCTTTGAAATTCTGTAAGCAACAAGAGCTTCAGAAGGCTATGGATAGAGCACAAAAAATTATTACTGAAGGGGACTTTGAATCTTATGATAAGGTTGAAGGATTAGTGAGAGAGGCTCTACAGGTTGGTCAAACAGATAAAGGAACCTCAGATATTTTTACAGGTTTAGATACCGTTTTGGAGGAAGACTATCGTCATCCAATTCCAATGGGCATTGCTGGCATTGACAAACTTCTTAAGGGTGGTTTAGCTAAGGGAGAGATTGGTGTTATCTTAGCACCGACAGGTGTTGGTAAGACGACTATCCTAACAAAGATTGCAAACACCGCCTTCAACATGGGTTATAATGTTCTTCAAATATTTTTTGAAGACAACCCAAAGATTGTTCAAAGAAAACACTTTACGATTTGGACTGGTATTGAACCCGATAATCTTGCAAACCACAAAGAAGAGGTTATGTCTAAGATTACCGAGATTCAAGAAACAATGAAAAACAAATTGGTTTTAAAGAAACTTGCATCAGATACTATGACTATGAATCAAATCAAGAATCAAGTTAGAAAGATGATTGCTGATGGAAATAAGATTGATTTGATTTTGTTGGATTACATTGATTGTGTTTTACCTGAATCAAGTGCGAAGGACGAATGGAAAGCCGAAGGTTCTGTAATGAGAGGGTTTGAGGCCATGTGTCACGAATTGAATCTTGTTGGATGGACTGCTACACAAGGTAATAGGTCTTCAATTTCCTCTGAAGTTGTAACGACTGACCAAATGGGTGGGTCAATTAAAAAGGCTCAGGTTGGTCACGTAATCATCACTGTTGCAAAAACTCTTCAGCAAAAGGAAATGAATTTGGCAACAATTGCTATCACAAAATCTCGTCTTGGTAAGGACGGTGTTGTTTTTGAAAACTGTAAATTTAATAATGAATTGTTAGAGATTGATACTGAATCATCAGTTACATTCTTAGGTTTTGAAGAACAACAAGAAGAAAGAAAAAGAGATAGAGTTAAGGAGCTTCTTGAAAAAAGAAAAGAAAGAGAAGCACAGCAAAAAACAACTTAATTAAATATCTACTTTTTTTAAAAAAAACTTATTTTTTTTATCTAAATTAATGGTCAGTTATATGCCGACCACATATTTATCATTAAAATCAACGATTTTTTGATAAAAAAACTACATTTAAAATTTAAACAATGGACATTTCAAACAGGATTTTATCGGAGATTACAGTGTATATGAAATACGCTAAGTATATCCCAGAACTAAAGAGAAGAGAAACGTGGCAGGAGCTTGTCACAAGAAACATGGAGATGCACATTAAGCAGTTTCCACACATGGAAAAAGAAATTCGAGAGACCTATGTGTATGTTTACAAAAAGCAAGTATTACCTTCAATGAGGTCAATGCAATTCGCTGGTAAACCAATAGAAATTTCACCTAACAGAATTTATAATTGTGCCTTCGCACCGATTGATGATTGGAGAGTATTCTCTGAAATCATGTTCTTACTTTTAGGTGGAACAGGTGTGGGTTATTCAGTTCAAAAACATCACGTTGATGTTCTACCTGAAATCAGAAAACCAAATAAAGAAAGAGGAAGAAGATGGTTAGTTGCTGATTCTATCGAAGGATGGGCAGACGCTGTTAAAGTGTTAGTTAAGTCATATTTCTTCGGAGGTTCAAAAATTGAGTTTGATTTTTCAGACATCAGACCAAAGGGTGCGAGACTTGTTACATCAGGAGGTAAAGCACCTGGTGCACAACCACTTAAAGAATGTCTTATTAAGTTAGAAGGTATACTCGATTCAAAAGAGAATGGTCAAAAACTAAAACCAATTGAAGTTCATGATATCGTTTGTCACATCGCAGATGCGGTATTGGCTGGTGGTATCAGAAGAGCGGCTCTTATTTCGTTATTCTCAGCAACTGATGAAGAAATGATTGGTTGTAAGAGTGGGGCTTGGTGGGAAACAAATCCACAAAGAGGTAGAGCTAATAACTCTGCTGTTTTGATGAGACACAAAATCACTAAGGACTACTTTATGGACCTTTGGAAAAGAATTGAAGCTAGTGGAGCAGGTGAACCTGGTATCTACTTAAGTAACGATAAAGATTGGGGAACTAACCCTTGTTGTGAAATTGCTTTAAGACCATTCCAATTCTGTAACCTAACAGAAGTTAACGTATCAAACGTAGTATCTCAAGAAGATTATGAAGATAGAGTTAGAGC